TGCGCCTCCTACCCGAAAAGCTTGAAGCTGTCATGGCTTTCTTGAAAAAGGAAGTCACTGAAGGCGCGCTGAAGAAGAAAGCTCCCTCCCGGTTAATTTTTCCGGTTGAGGTCGAGACACTCATCTCGGTTGCGCGTTTCACCTTCCCGCTTAAGGATTGGCACAAGGCTAATGCCATAAAGAGGATTGATGGTGACCCATGTGTCAAAACCCCGTACATCGTCGGCTTAACACCGGAGTACACCGCTAAGGCGGTGACCAACTTCGTAAGATCAGTCGATGGTCCCACTTGCGACACGGATTTCAGCAAGATGGACGGAACACACGGGCCCTTCAACGTCGCACAATATGGCCACCACGTTCGATCGGCTTACTCGAAGGAACATCACGCCGCAATTGACGCAGCTCTTTCTCGCAACACTAACCGCGTGATCAAGCTGCCTCTTTTCACTGAGCTCGGAAAGCGCATGAAATTCGCATCCGGGTCCATGAATTTGAGCGGCAAATCAGACACCACCGATTGCAACTGCTGGTCTGGCGCGTTCACACAATACGCCGCAGCACGCAACGCTGGTCTGACTCCAGCGGCAGCGTTTGAGTCCATCGGCGTCATCTTTGGTGACGACGGACTCGCCAACGCGCGGTTCGACCTGAAAACCGCGGCCAGTGACTTGGGCATGATCATCAAAGTTGCTGAACCAACGGCCAAGGGTGAACCCGTTGTGATGCTGTCGCGTGTATACGTGAATCCTGAACATAGTCTCACCTCGATCTGTGAGCCAACCCGCGCACTTGCCCGAGTTCCCGTTGTCGTGAACAAGGACATCGCTGCCGGATTGGCCAACAAAGTCGAGGGCTATTTGGTAACCGATACCCACACTCCAGTAGTGGGAGAGTACTGCCGGGCTCTTAAGCGCATTTATGGGCTGACGAAGAGCCTGCAGAAGGCGACTGCTGACGAGACGTACAAGCTCGAAACATCTAGTCCCTACCCATATGATCCGAGTGATCGTGACATATGTGTGAAGGTAGTCGCCGACCGCATTTGTGCTGTAAATGCAAGTTGGGACGGTGTGTTGGACACTGAGTGTCTAATCACCGCGCTCAATACAGCCAAAAGCAAGAAAGACCTTGCCTCCTGCCGTATCACGGAGGCAATGGCCGCCGACGCGTCCCTAATTGTCGTAGGGGATGCCGTCAGGCGCGAGTAATCGGACCTGTCGGGTTCGAGTGTCTTGGAGGGCGGGCGGGACCCGCAAATTCAGCACATATTACATACGAACGCCTTTATAAATGGCGAAAGGAGATGGAAAGGGAGGCGGAAAGCAAAATAACCAACCGGCAAAAGCAACATCAAATGCCGGACTCGCCGGCAAGCTCGATAGCCTGCTTAGCAGGATTCCTAAGGGAACGTTTGCGTCGGTGGGCGGTAAGATTGGCGGACCTCTTGGAGCGGCAGCTGGGAAGGCTATGTCGACGATAACCGGGTATGGTGATTACAGGGTGTCTCACAACTCCTTGATTAACCAGACTTTGGTTGGAGAGATGGCCGACCAGGTGCCTGTGTTTAGAAACCAGGGTGCTGACACACGCATTAAACACTGCGAGTTCGTGATGAATCTCTCGGTCCCGGAAAATGGTGCCGCGTTTAATTCGACGGTCCTTCCCATTGACCCTAGTAACTTTGGTACTTTTCCTTGGTTGGCTAATGTCGCCAAGAAGTACCAGAGGTACAAGGTCAGGGGGATGGTGATTGGATATCGCAGCACGTCCACGGACTATAATAATAGCGGTGTTGTCGCTATTACGGTAAATTATGATCCCGCGGAAGATGCATATAAAACTATGGAGGGTTTGTTAAACTCCAAGTTTGCGGTCAGCTGTAAGCCTAGTGTTTCTATGTTGGCTCCTGTAGAGTGTGATCCTGGGCGCAGTCCTATGGATGGCTATTATATCAAGCATGTTACGTCAGCTGATGTTACTGATGCCACAATCCGTCAGACCCGTTTGGGTACTATCAATGTCGCCACTGAGGGGCTTTCTTTGACCCCCGGCACGTCGATTGGACAGATTTACGTTTCTTATGACATCGAGTTGCTGTATCCGTACATGACTATGGCCATGGCCAGCCACGGAGCAGACATCTCCGGTTTCGCTGGAGTGCTCAACTTCACCTCACAAGCAGTAGTCGACTCAGATGTCTCCAGTTATGGGTACGGCAAACTTGCTGGTTACGGTGGTTTGCCGGAGGATAAGATAGGGTTTAGGTTAATTGATTCGCCGATAAATGGTTCTGCGGTCAAATGGTATGAGATGGTGTTTCCACCCGGGCGTTACCATGTCTGGTGCGTTGACGCGGCTTGGACTAATGGCACTGCTTCCGGGGTAGTTGGCGGTATCGCCAACACCACGTTCTTTGGAGGGTCGTCGGTCAACCTCGTGTCGTTGGGCACCAGGAATCAGACCGGTGACGTGCTCTATTATGAGTATGTCATCACGGTGTCGGAGGGTGACATCTCGGAACGAACAGTTTCTCCGCCCCAGGTTGGAGGACGCGTTCAGAATGGCACGGCTTCGAAGTACATCAGTTTCAGTCTGTCCATTCAAAGCTCTGCCGCTTAAAATATTCACTACTTACAACGTACGCACATTACAAACATTACATATGTACATTACACACTCGCTGAAAGATACGGGGAGGCACTCCTCGAAAACCCGACGACCATGTTCTCACGCTTCTTGACTAACGACGTTCCGATGTCCACTCGTTGGGCTAGGAACACATTAGGCAGGATGCGCGCAGGACGCGCACGCCGCGATCTCATCGCGGCTTCAATCATCAATTCCCTCTCGAAGGCTGACTTTGCCAGCCTTCTAGTAGAGCCGACCGGCATGGACGGCACGCCACTTGATTTTCGCACTAGCAAGCGCAACCAGTACGTCATCGATGTATATGGCACACCGTTTCGCGTGACGAAGGCCAACGGCCAGCCCGTTTACCGCCTTATGGCCACGGAGGGCGGCGCTACGCTGTTTGTAGCGCTGTAAGTGATTAATTGTTGGAAGGTCCGTCGACAACTAAAG